GGGCATACCAGCTCGCGGAGCCGCTACCACTATTTCTGCGGGTGACTCGCCACGACCAATACCTGCCATGGTTAGCAAGCGCTCAAGCTTGTCAAAATCTTCATCAGTGGCTGTTACTGAGATGCTCTTGTGATTACCTTGATCATCTATGTTTTGATTCATCACGATGTTCATGCTTTCGCGCAGCTGCTTTTGGCTTTCGCTGTATGCATACACATACCCAGCAGTGTCTGGGCCATTGTTAGTTGCACCTGGGCCAGCAAACGGTGGTGGACCAAGTGGAGCATCTTCTTCCATGCCACTAGCAAGTATCTTGTTGATTCGTTTTATAGCAGCACGGAATACGCGATTCTTATCTGCATCAGATAACTTTTCTAATTGACGGGCAAACTTTTCCAGCTCGTTCATTTCTAAGAAATCTTTAAATTCTTCTACGGTTTTAAAATCGTGTTGATCACCCGACCCGACAACCCCCTGATCTTCGTACATGTCTCTAACAGCAGATACGATATCGCGTGCCAGTGCTTTTGCATCGGATGATGTACTTGCAGCTTCGCGTATGCGTCCATGACCTGTAATACCGGTGTCATCATAATCACTTTTCCCGCGGAATACCTTATCAACTCCGCGCTTAACAGCACCCATTACTCGTCTACGATCTTCATTTGACAATTGGTTGTACCTGTCTTCATACGAATTTTCGTCGTCGTCGTTGCCTGTCGTATGATACTGATCAGCTAAAAATCCGCCGAACTCCATGTCATCTTCAAAGTCCCACCTAAAGCCCTGACGTGCGTAATCTTTAATAATAGAATCTGTTATTTCGCGTGCCAGTGCTTTTGCATCGGATGATGTACTTGCAGCTTCGTTTACCTTTTCATCATACTCAATGTCCTTGGTAACACGACGACCAGCACGCTCAGCTTTGTTGTCTTCTGCACCGCGCTTGGCACCGTGTATACCGTCCTTTTTGCGTTCGTCATACTCAATATCGCGTGCAACTTTACGACCTGCACGTTCAGCATGATCGTCACGGCTAGTATCACTATCCATCATCTCGCCGCGACTATCTTCCATCTGTATGGTGCCTTGATAGCCGTCGCATTCTTCCATGCCATGCACAGGGCACGCTTCGCCTTCTGCAGTCATCGTGCAACCTTCTGCTTCGTGCAGCCTGTCGTCTATACCCTGTGTGCCCAAGGACTCAATAGCCCTAAGTTTGCCTAATATGCTATGGAAATCCATGATTTAACCCTTCCTTACGAATGCTGGTTTGTTTGGAGCACGCGGAGCGCCCATGTTTACGCGATTGCCTTTATCGTCTTGATAAAACTTGTACAGATGCTTGGCACCGTCATCAAAATTGCCGTTGGCTCCCAGACCGCTACGAGGCGTTGGGTCAGCTGGCATGTTCTTAAGAGTGCGTGTTACTGGCTTGGGTGTGTCGTACCTAGCATTAAAGTCAGCCATGTCCTGCACTGGTTCGCTGGGTTTGACCTTGTTCATCTCTATCCAGCTAAACAGCGGCGCGGGTGCATCGTATTCATCAGTTGGTCTAGTAGCTTTAGTACCAGCGAGATAATCAAGGAATCGCTTGTTATAAGCGTCCCCGTAGATGTCAGTGGTTATAGGTTGTTCAATGTCTTGGTAGAGCCTGTCAGTGCTGAGACGTGCTGCAGGATGCAGATCTTTTTTGGCAGCATCGGCACGGAAGCCAAGTTCTATCATCTGTCTATCAGCACTCAGTTCAACTGGCTCTGTAGCAGTACGAACCACTATGTTCTTCTCTGGTACATTTAGTACCTCACGAAGCCCTTCCATGGTCACATAGCTGCTGAGCGGCATGGTTGTGATGAAATTGATCTGCCAAACCTTTTGATTTGGCTGATCTGAGAAGTCTAGCGTGTCGCCTGCTAGCAGTACTGGGTTTGTCATTTCAATCAACCCAAATTGATGCAGGTAGTTTTCTACCGCGTTTAGCTGATCGTCGGACGGCTCTGCCGCTAGCTTGATCACGAACCCATATTCTTGGGTGCTTTCAGCGATATACTCTTTAAATGACTTCATGGCAAAAGATGCTCCAATGTGGCAGTTATTTAGCGTCTCTGTTGATTTCGTCGAGCTGTTTCAACAGCTCATTGCGATCCATCAGAGTGGCTTTGACATCAAGAGGATCATCATCAGTCTTTTTAGTTGCTCTGTCTAGCTTTAGCTTGTCTAACTGTAGCTTTAGCATCTTGAGCTTCTTGTCTATCTTGTTGTTCTTAGCATCAACTGCTATCTTTAGCATCTGGCTGCTGCTGCTGAAAATCTCACCTGCATGTCGTATTTCCACGTTCATGCCAAGGTCCTGTAGATCCATGTGTGCCTTGATAGCTAGATCAGCAAGCTCGTCCATTTCTCTATCATGCTCGTCTTTGCCACGTGCAGCACTAAGCTGCTTATCAATGTCGTTTGCCAGTGCCAGTGCAGCATGTATATCTTCGTCACTTGGCACGTCAACTTCTGCAACATCGTTGGTGCTGTCTGTATCTTCTTCAGCAGATTCCATATCAAACGTGTCTTCTAGCGTCTTGAACCTATTGGCCATCAGCGTTTCCTCTTGGGCTTTGTGATATATATGTCACTTTCAGTGAGGATCCTGAAAGTCATGCCATTCTTCTTGCAGAAACTCATAGCTGCTGCCCACTTAGCTGTGTTTAATATGAGGCTTACTTTGTCGCGCTTGCTCTTTGCATTCTCGACCATTGCTTCTTTAGCAGGCTTAACTTCTACTACTTCTGCTCGACGCTTACCATTCTTGTCTTGATATAACACCATGAAATCTGGCACGTATTGGCTTGGCTTTCCGGTCAGCGGATTGATATATGGTATTCGTATGCTTTCGCTAGCCCACTGTATCACGCTGGGATGAGTGTCTAGGAAGTTCATCACTGTGAGTTCCCAGCTGCTGCGAAATGTTACTTCTTGTTTTCCAAGTAACTTGGCTGGGTTCTTAGGTATGAATCGACCTTGGCTATACTTACTCATGTTTAGGTGATCGCCGCAGCTATGGTAGGCCCGAGAGTGGGATTTTTAACCCATAATGGTTGAGGGTTTATGCCGACATATCCCAGCTGACTGGTGGGCAAGCGTATGCTGTTTATGGTAGCCAAGAAGTCATTCATGAGTATGCCTTTCTTGAACAAGTCAGTCACCGGCTGACCAGTTTGGCTTGCATAATAAGTAGCCATGTTAGCTAGCACTTCAATCAACTGTTCTGGTACATTAGGACCGCCAAACATACCTTTGGCTAGGTCATATGTATTGGCACTCATGCTGGTTACATATCGAGCAGGTGCTTGCGATAGTGCATAGTTGGTATAGTCATTTGTACCTGCTAGTGGCACACCACTTTGATCAGCAAACTGCCAACTGCCACCTTGATTGGTACCTTTGATTTGTCCACTTTGTATGGCCAACTGTTTGCGTATATTGTTTTGGATGATATCTCTGCTACCAGACATGTGCGCTTCCTATCACTCTACCGAATAATTTCTATAGGGTATAACCACCGGAGGCGGTTCATTGTCAGATGGATCGCCTCCGTATATGAACGGGTCGTTTAAGTATCCAAATGTACCGACTGTGTTATTAGACAGTGCTGCTCTTTCAGCCAGATTTGGTCCAAACTGTGGTTCCGGGGCTGGTTGATAGTTTGCAGAATTGTAACCGGTGTATATACCGTTATTGTCATAACCCGGACTTCCAATTTCAATCGTAAGGGAAACTTCTCCGGACTGTATCCTCCTGCGTGCCGCAGCAATCTGTTGATATTGTGTACGATATTGACGACCATAATTACCATAATAGGTATTAAACGGAGTCGGGTTGCCTATCTCAACATGTGGTAGTTGTTGCCCAGGTCTGCGTATGGGTAGTGCAGTGTTCAGACCAGTATCATTTGGCGCACCCGGTCTATAACTAGTAAGCCCAGTTAACGGATCAGTGCTTACTACAAAATTACTACCAACTGATACACGTATACCTATGCTACCAAAATTAAAGTTGCCAAACGATCCAAGCAAGTTGTACACACCAGAACTACTAATAGGTGTAAATGTGTCGGCGCTATCTACAGCTATCCATTGGTTAGCACCAGGCAGCTGCCCGTTTGGTACCCCGGCAATACCGAAATTTTCACCGGGTGGTAAGTCGCTAGGCTCATTTGCAAGCCCGCCGGGCGGATATACTGTGTTAGTGTCACTAACACCGCTAGCATACTGGAAGTTTGCAGTCGGTTGCATGGTTGTTTGATTTGGTGCATTTCTGACACCAGACACTAACGTGTTATAGCTTGTACCAGACATACCAAAATTTGAAATAATACTGCCACTAGGACTAGTAATGTCAGATGTTGTATCTAAGTTTCTCTTCTTAAAACTTATAGGACTATCTGGGTCGCTCTTCACTATAGGTGTTTGAACACCGTTTGGTTCTAGTGTAGGAAGACCAACGTCAAACCCAAATTGGTTAGCCATCCCAGGAGTGAGTGTACCAGAGTCGTATTGCAGAGTTTCATATGTGAGACTCAGCTTCAGATCTTCAAGGCCCGAATCAGCAGTATCATAGTTTCCCCAATCAATGCTAGCTATTTTTGGATTTAGGTATTGGGTTAAGGTGTATTGTTTACCAAACAGTGCATACACATCTAAGCTAGTGAAGAAGTTTACCTGTTCTGCAAGCGGGCGTAGTCCCCATCCTGTGCTATCATCAAAAGTGGGGTCGGTGGGGTTAGACCCCATGGTCATAGAAGTCTTTAACCTAGCATCACCAAAATAATACACAAAATATTCTATCCACAGATTGAAAGGCTTGTTATCAACTGTGTCGTACAATGAGATGTTAACTGGTCGATACTCGGTCTTTGTGTATGCATATCGCTTACGATTATATTGGTTTAACTCTTTCTGGCTCAGTTCCACATTTGGTTTGTCAACCGTCTTTATCTTGAAACTAATACCGTTTACAGTTCCTATCGACATCTGATCAGGGAACATGCTAAGTGCTTGTGCATTGACATTGAAGGTGGCATAGAACATGTACTTGTAGCGAGGTATCGCGTACATGAGTTGCCCGGGACTTTGTGCGCCAAAGTACCAAGATGCATAAGATTTTGGTCGTAAAAGGGTAGTAGCCATACAGATATTTAGCCAAGTAAAAAGCCGCTAGTTTTAGCTAGCGGCTTTTTGTTATTGCAGTGTCTCAAGCTATATGTATTAAACCATTATTCCGCGGCCAGTCGGTAGCGGTGCCGGTGTCATGATGTCCTGATCCTGCGTTGCGTTATCGTAACGTATGGTAAGCGTGATCATCATTGATTCGCTGTTGCTGTAATCAAACTGGTCATATGCAACTGTTTCGAGGTAGCAGCCTTCAAGATACCAATTTTCAAGCACCCCGTCGTTTGATCCATCAAGTGTTTCAATCTGTGTGGTAAACTTGTAGTTGATACCAGCGAGGAAACTGGTTTGATCAAAGTGGTTCATCTGCTTCTGCAGCTGATATGCTACCAGCGTGCTGACGCTGCTATTAACATCGTCGCGCACTGTCAGTTCGATGGTCTGCCATTCTGGT